GCTGGTCCGGATGGGGCGTATAAATATTGGGCTAAACAGGCATCATCTCTGGTATCTGATGTCGAAGTAACATCGCCAGATCCTGGCGTTGTACTTGTCACTGTACTACTAGAAAACGGCGAGCTGCCGGGCGAAGAAATGTTAGAAACCGTAGCCAACACTGTTAATGGTAAATCGGTACGGCCATTAACTGATAAAGTAAAAACGGCAGCACCGACAGTGGTCAATTACGATATTGATTTAAAATATTACATTGATAGTGAAGATGCCACCATCCAAGCCAGCATCAAGAATAATGTAGAAGCAGCTATTAGTGACTGGATAATATGGCAAAAGAGCAAATTAGGCAGGGACATCAATGTAACAGAGCTCACGTACAGAATCCGGGCAAGCGGCGCGAAATGGGTGGAAGTAACGTCTCCGGTCAATACGGTAATAGACGCGACTTCCGTGGCCATTGCCAATAATATAAATATAAATTATGGGGGGCTGCAGGATGAGTAAGACATTAGATGAAATACGTATGCTTGATATTCTGCCGCCGAACCTGTTAAATGATGAAAAAATTGTAGCTGCAGCTGAGGCATTGGATAGCGAATTGAAAAAAATTCATTCCATGCTAAAGCTGTGCTTCATTATCGATAATTTGGAAAACTTTTCAGAAGATGTTCTTGACCTGCTTGCCTGGCAATGGCATGTAGACAACTATGGCAGTAGAGACATTGATAAAGCAACAAAATGTACGCTGATTCGTAATAGCGTACGATGGCATCAAAATAAGGGGACGAAGTTAGGCGTAGAAGAAAGCATCTCTACGCTGTTCCAAGAAGCAAAGGTTACGGAATGGTTTGAATACGGCGGTGAACCGTATCATTTTAAGATTGAAATTAGTGATACGAGTCAAATTACAACCGAATTGCTGGACAATTTGATGAGGGCCGTGAAAGAGATGAAAAACACTCGTTCATGGTTAGAAAATATTAATTTAAAGCGAACCATATCTGATGAAATGTATGTTAAAGGTGGCCAATCTATACATAAAAGTACTCTTATTGGCACATCAGAGACAGATATTCCTGATATGACGAATGTAATTTACGTTGGTGGTGGCCAACATATTCATAAGGAGGTATATATCCATGAGTAGCTGGATCGGAAGAGTAGTAACAAACGCAGGTAAAAAACTTGATGCAAAAGTAAAAGCAGGACAATGCAAATTCAATTTCACAAAATTTAAAATTGGGAGCGGGACAGTGCCAGCAGGTACATCTTTATCAAGTTTGACGGATTTAATTCATACAGAAAAAGAAATTGGCATTTCGGAAATTGAATACAACGATGGTGAAGGCACTTGCATTGTTCATGGCACATTGCTGTATTCTGACGTAGAAAATGAATTTCTTGCCAGGGAACTCGGCTTATACGCAGAAGATCCAGATGATGGAGAAATACTTTATCAGGTTACGACAGATGATGTCCCGGATACGATTAAACCGCAATCTCAAACAACGGCAACTGTAGTGTCTCAAGAATTTGCAATGATCGTCACAGAATCGAGTAGCAGCAATACGAGCGTAACGATTGATCCTAACGGACTTGTCACAACAAAACAATTGGCCCGGCACAATACTGCAGAAGATGCTCACGAAAATCTTGTAATGGTAACGGAAACAGCGGATAAGCCAACAAGCATGTCTACGCGTGGAATTTGGGCCGAAGTCGTTTCTGGCGCCAAAGCAATTTTGCATCGTTGGAACAAAACAAGCAAGGATTACGATACACTTCATCCTGAAACAGAAGTAGACCAAATCACAGACTTTGGGCCAGGGATTATCAATCAATTAGCATCAAGTGCTTTAAAGGATACAATCACGGAAATATCATCTGATAGCTTGTTATCCAAGATGGTAGGGCTGGTACTACAAGCATCGGGGGTTAAATATCTAACGGGACAGAACGGGTACTTGTTCTTTGGGAATTTTATGGGGAATATAGGTATACAATGGGGAGAAAGCAGTTGTAGTGGAACTAACGGTATAATTACATTTCCGATTGCAGCGAACGTAAAGGTGATGTTTAGCAACGACGTAGTTTATGCAGATTATACGAAAATGGACGCCGCTCGTGTTTTAACGATTATTCCGAAAGGAATGACTTCATCCAGCGTAAAATATGCTGTTAACATTGAAAATATTGGTGCATTCTGGTGGTTTGGAATTTTTTCAACTGAGAAGATTTAATAACCAATTGCAATGTAATACATCCATGCCGTCGTTGGAGATTGCTCAAACGTCGCTACGAAACTACTTCTCGATTTAATGTCGATATGTGGTATAAACATGGCATTTTTAGTATTTGTGCCTACATGAGTGCCAACGGTAATAAAAGCTTTAGTCGAAAACGCAAGAGGGAACTCATATGTTGTGTGGTCTGCCTCTTTAGCAATTCCCCACTGTCTACCAGCCAACCAAAATTCCTGTACCAAATACATCTACCTCACTAGAGGTTTTGGCTCTGATACGCTGACCAGATATCATGCAATACTCTGGATTCTTATTGTAAAAGTTCAATACGTTGCCGTTGTTGTCTGGATTATAATCAGAACCAACGGCAACGTATTGGTTGGTAGTAAAGGCTATGGGGAAAATCATTTTAATTGGACTTCCGGTTTTCCCAAAAGATACCCATTGTTCAATAGCCGATGGCAATTATATGAAATTTTGTATCTGTATCAAAACTCTTTTCCCCGTATAGTGCACAGCGACTTCTTGAGTCTAAATAGACGGCAGCGTGATAAACTATGTGACTATTATTCATGTGTGTTAATACGGCACTCACTGATTTATTGGGGAAAATTAATGGATAGTTAAAGTATCCGAAATTCAAGCCATTAGTTATCGTTAAACCTCCCCATTGTTTCATTAAAAGAAAGGATGTGATTCCAATGCTTTTAGTCTACTAATTATCAATTAAATTACAGAAAATGAGAAACGCTGAATTATGCTGATTATGGCTGTTTTGGGGGGTTCTAAATGTTTTCAAAAAGGTGAATTTTATGAAATTTTAAAATAGCAGATTATGATCAGAGAAAAACGCCATAGGACGCTTTTAGTATGCATCCTCGGCGTTTTTGTTTTGAGCAGATCATGAGCAATTTATTGTAAGAGTTCGATACATTTTCTGAGTTGTCGGATTGATTTATGGGTGTAGACGCGGTCAGTAATGTCTCCGTTGGCATGGCCAAGAATTTTTCTTTTAGCATTTTCATTAGCATTGGCGTTATCAAGCAATGTAGCAAATGTATGCCGGGTGTCGTGTGGAGTATGGCGCTGGCCATTGATACGGTTCATGACTTTATTCCAGATGGATGAACGATACCGAGAATAATCATAAGGTTTGCCAGATTGATCACTGATGAGATATGCTCCTGGACCGTGAAGTCTTACTTCAACGATAGGAAGAATTCGCGAGTGAATAGGTACAACGCGGATGCCGGCGGCTGTTTTAGACTTCGTTATCCGAAGATAACGTTGCCGTAAATTAATATTTTTCTTTTCCAGTTCCAACAGTTCACTTACACGTAATCCAGAATAGAGAAGAATGAGGATAGTATCACAGCCAGGAAAATCAGCAATATTCCAAAGTCTATTGATTTTTTGACGTGAAAAAATGTGGTGCGGATATACTGGCCGATTCTTGCCAATTGATAGCAACTCGGCATAGTTCGTGCTGCAGATATTTGATTTTTGAGCGTATTTAAACAGTAGACTTAATAAATTCTTGACTTTTTTGCAACTAGAATACGAGAGGTTTTGGCGATGGCGCATATTATCAATGACAGCCTGAAGCTCTAAGAATTGTAAGTCGGCGAATGGTCGGGTATATAATGCGGCACAATGTTTGAAAGAATTTTGGTAACTGACTTTGGTACTCTCAGACAGTTCGGCTCCTTCAGCTAAATGGAAGGGATACCATCTGTAATATAATTCTGAAAATGTGATGCTTTTTCTGCGAGAAGGAAGGTGATTGGGATGATGTTCTTCATAATACCGAGCTTGAAATATTTTTGCTTCGTATGCACTTTCAAAAGCAGCAATGTAATGCTGCTTCCCTTCTACCGTAGCTATAAAAGCATACGGCCTCCTCCGTGAACCGGACATAAGACGAATACAACCATATCCGTTAGGATTTTTCATAATATCACTCCTCATTTATTGTTAATAATATTGTATTATAGGAGGAAAACTATGTTTCATACCAATGTTGATTTTTATGGGGTCGGATTTGATGATAAAGGATTCCGTGTCATAGCTCGTATTTGCGATTTTAATCCAGAAAAATCTCGAAATAAAGAAAAAGTAGAAGCACTATTATCAGAAATTGAACAGACAGAAAATGTAGCTGTTGCAGAGATTGTAGATGCTGATACATACAATAAGTATCTCAATAGCGGATGTATCAGAGATGCCAAAACCGGACAGCCTGTCACATACGTTCCGCCGGAGCCAACTGCTGAAGAAATAGCTACAAACAAGCAAGCGGCGCTTGATGCGGAATATACGTCAGCACAACAAGCTCTGGGACAGTCATTGCTAGTTGCAAACCTCAACGGCGATACAGATACCGCCGAAAGTATCCAAAGCGAATTTGCGGATCTGACTGCATACTACAAGGAACAGAGTGGTGCTATCGCAGCCGAACTTGTGGCGGCAACAGAAGGGAGCGATAAATAATGGCTTTTAAATTAAAGAAAAGATGCAAATTCTGTGCCCATCCGTTGAGAGATGATGGCACATGTCAGAACCCGAAATGCGTGAATTATACTGAAGAAACGCAAAGCGAAAGCAACGAACAGGGAACAACGAAAGCAGGTGGTGAATCATAATGAATACACTACTTGCTTTTTTTCACGAGATCGCCCCATCCGGTCATCAAATCGGATGGGGAACAGCAGTGTCATGTATTGGCACTGCGTTTTCGTATTTAATTGGTTGGAATGATGTGATTGAGGCTCTATTAGTGGCCATGGCTATTGATTATATTACGGGAATTTTGGCAGCATATATCAACCCTGATATGCAACTAAATAGTCAGCGTGGATTTAAAGGAATATGCAAAAAAATCGTGATATTGTTATTGGTTGCATTGGCTCATGAATTAGATCGAGCAACTGGGCAACCTGCTGTACAATCACTGGTTGTGTGGTTTTTCCTTGGAAATGAAGGACTATCAATTATTGAAAATTCAGCCAAAGCGGGATTGCCTATCCCACAAAAACTACGAGATACACTAGAACAATTAACCGATAAGAAAGGAGAAGAAAAATCATGAAAGTATTTTTAAATCCTGGTCATGCGCCGAACGGGCAGCCGGATCCGGGTGCCGTCAATGAAGAAACGGGCCTGCGTGAATGTGATGTAGCTCTGGCCGTCGGTAAAGCTGTAGCAAGCTATTTGAACGCGGTGGGGGTAGAAACTGAATTGCTTCAGTCAGACAGTTTGTATGAAATTTGCGAAACCGCAAATTCCAGTGGCGCTGATTATTTCATTTCTATTCATTGCAATTCTGCAGATAGCCCAGCGGCACTTGGGACAGAAACGTTCTGTTATCCTGGGTCAACAAATGGGTATAAACTGGCAGGATGTGTGCAACAGCAAATTATAGACACGATGCATACAGTAGACCGAGGCGTGAAAGAAGCAGTACCAGGGAAGAATGGCCTTTATGTTATCAGTAATACTGATTGCCCTGCAATTCTTGTCGAGCTGGCATTTATTAGCAATGATCATGACGAATCACTGTTGGCAATGAAGCAGGATGAATTTGCCGCGGCAATCGCCAGAGGTGTAACCGATTTTCAAATTATTTCATGATTGGGAGGAATGTAGAATGAGCAAATGGACGGAAGTACGGGACGGCTTAGTAGATGCACTTAACGTTGATGAAGTCACGGAAGTCGCGAAAACTCAGATTGTATCCAGCATGACAAATGAAGGTATGGATGCTATTGAAGCGGTGGCGGACAAATTTGTGGCGCAGATTCAGGCGCAGGCAGGCGCTGAAACAGGCTGGAACAAAGCCCGCGATTTGATTATTCTGCCGCTTGTAATCAATTGTTCTATTTGGTTGATGAAGCTGGTATTTAGCAAGAGCACAACCGACACGACAGCAAAGGCATAGTAGAAAAATACAAATAGTTTGTTCAATGACATGAAAAAGCCCTGGCACATCGCCAGGGCTTTTTTGACTTGACAAATAAACATACAGTGATATATAATTAACAAAGATGTTAATTATATAAACAATACAGTAGACACGAAGGAGAGGCTTGATATGATAACTAATTATGGAAAAATCCTACGTAAGATTAGGATAGATAGGGATGAGCGGCTGAAAGATATGGCAGCGAAACTTGGTATCACATCTGCTTATTTGTCTTCGATAGAAAATGGCAAACGACAAATTCCGGATAATATGACTGCATCAGTTGCAGAAATTTATCAATTAAATCAGACAACAATTGCGGAATTAGAAAAAGCTGAAGATGATACACGAACTAACATTCAAATTAGTTTTGCTGACGCCAACGCTAATCAAAAAGCGACCGTTTTAAAATTAGCAAGACAGTTTTCAAACCTAAGCGATGAACAACTAGCTGAAATTAGAAAAATTTTGAGTCGGAAGGATGGTTGATACATGACTGGTATTATTGTTGATCCATTATCTTTAAAACAAATCAGAGAATTTGCAAGGAAAATCCGCATCATGTTTGGACTAGAAGAAGATGGTTATGTGGATATTGTCAGGATTTACGAATACATTCTTCAAAGTATCGGGGTAACTTTTGAAATAGTCGATTGTGCTTCGATGGGAGATAAGCATGGAGAAACATTGATTGGAAAAAATGTTATAAGGATTAGAGAAGACGTGTATGACCGTGCTTGTAAAGGGTATGGCAGGGATCGGTTAACCATGGCTCATGAATTAGGACATTTGTTGTTGCATAATATGAAAAATTTATCATTAGCAAGAAATACCAGCGATAAAGTAGCAGCTTACTGCGATCCAGAGTGGCAAGCCAATGCTTTTGCCGGTGAATTACTGGCACCACACAAATTTTTACAAGGGAAAAGTGTGGAAAAAATTGCTAATAGCTACGGGATATCAATTAGCGCGGCTCAAGTTCAAAAAAATAGAAGGAAGGGATAGATATGTTTACATTAAAAAAACAGCCACCTAGTGGCTGAATAACCAGGTGACTGTTGCCGTATACTATTGAGTTGCAGCTAAATAGTATACGATGTACCTCATAATGAGGCTAACCTAAAATATGATTTCAAAGCTATTTTAGCATTATGAAGCGCGTTTTGCAACAGTCTCCGGAAGGGAGACTCATATGAAATCAACCAATTGGATTGAATCTGATGGAGTTGGCCGGTGGGTATGCTGTAAAGAATACACTAATCGATGGGGACAGCGCATGGTAGCCTCTAATTACGGATACAAATACTGGCGTTTCTTTATAAAAAGCAAAAAACACTAGAACTGCATAAACTGCAAATGTCAATTATAGGGACGAAGTTAGCCTATCTCTGTTTTTGACTAAGTGTATTTATATTAATATGTATTATATAAGACGAGAACATAAGCTCGGCAAATTAAATAACTTGATTAACGACAAAGTCCCAGCATTACGCTGGGACTTATTTTTTACAAGAATATACAATAAATTTGTGTTTTTCTATTGACTAAATACCGTATATACGGTATAATATAAATATAGAGAGGGGGTGATAAAAATGGATGATGATACAAAGTTTTGGATTTCGGTCACGCTAACAGTCATAGGCTTGATATTACAAGCCTTAGGACTTAGAGAAAAGACCAAACCAAAAAAGCCTCGCAAACGTCATAGCCGTCGGAAGCACAAACGTTAGCAAGGCGAGAGTGGGAAGGGGGCGAAGCCCCCGACCTGCTCTTATTATATCAAAAGGAGCGAAAAAAATGAAGAAAATAACTATATTTGGAATTATTTTTGTACTAGGTGTCATCATGGCCAACTTTGATTTTAAATTCGATTGGTATAGTATCAAGACATTTGTTTCAGGAGGGATGGTAGGAGCATGGATAATGATTTTAGTGAAAAAGCATTGAAAGAAGTAATGAGTTTGGAAGAAGCTGCCGAACGCTGGGGAAAAGCAACGGATACACTGAGACAGGCATGTATCGAAAGGCAGGGACGGCCACCACGATTCAACATTGGAGTGGAAGCAAAAAAGTCTAAACGAATTTGGCTTGTAACTAAGACTGGCATGGAACGGCTTTATGGGCCAGAACCGAAAAATAATCGCTAAGCGACACATTTTGAGCATATGAAGTGATTTATATAAAACGTTAAAAGGTTAGAATGAACGTTTATGCAGTTCACCATAGAAAAAAGCTCACGCATTTTGTGTGAGCTTTTTTGTTGTGTTTGATGTGTGATGAAAGGCTCCCTTTATAGGGGAGCTGGCCGCCGAAGGCGGTCTGAGAGGTTGATTTTTACCAGCCCCCTAGCCCCTAGCCGCTTAAAAGGGGCTGTCGCACGAAGGTTTTTGCCATCATGCGAAGTCCCTTTCTCTTTAATGTTTGAGGTTTGATGTATGATGTTTGAGGCGATTGCTTTAAATTTAAAACCATCCACATCAAACATCAAACTTTCAACTTCAAACTCAAAAAGAGGCTGTCTTCATGCGACAGCCTCTTTTTATACTATTTCTTCAGATTCGGCGTGCAATCGATGATGATGCTGCCCGGTTGTTTCATGACTGTGAAATTTCCCTTTGTCGAAGACAGGGCTTTTTCCAAAGTCTTGCTGTGCCATTTTTCGACGCCCATCTGGGAACCGCCGACCTCTTTCGACGAAGCCGACTGTTTCTGAGCATCTTCCGGCAGAAGGTCACTGATGTTGACGTTTTCACCATCTTTGACTTTGATGGTTACCGTCACGGCCCGGCCGTTCTGGAAGACGACTTGGTAGCGGCCATTGTGGAAGACGCGGATCGTGTCGCCCTGAGAATAGGGGTGGCCCCATTCGTTTTCCCAATCGGCCTGGGTATCGCCGATGGTGGGCAGGTTGGCGACCGGTGTTTCTTTGGTATCGGTCTGGCTCTTCGTGTCCTGGCCCTGCTTGGTTTCTCCCGGCTGTTGCTGCTGGGTCTGGGTCTGCTGTTTCTGCGGCTGCGAATTGGTCGGCGATGCCGGCGTACATCCGGCAGCTACCAGGGTGAAGAGCAGAAGGACAAGGGTAAGATAACGTTTCATAAGTAGACCTCCTTAGCGGCGCCGGCGGTTGTCTCCGCCCTTATGGCGCTGTTTATGGCGTTTTTCTTTCGTTGTCTGGTAAGTGCTGGCCGGCAGTTTGTCCCGATACGTCTTTTTCCGCTTCGGCGGTTTGCTGCTGGCCTTGACTTTGACTTGTCCCGTCAGGGTATATTTCGTGATCGTCGCATGGATGTTGTGTTCGATGCGGCGGACCCAATTTTCATCGGCT